ATTATATTTAGAAGAATCACCTAGCGGAAGTTTTGTTGTTACATATACAGCATCATCAAATTATGATGGTGGATGGGAACCAGTTGGTTCTCAAAACACAGATAGAACAGGATTCAAATATAGACAGGTTATCAATTACTCATACTTAGCTGGTGGTTATAAATCCGCATCACCATGGAAGAATGTTCATAGAACAACCAATTCAACAGATCAAACGGTTCACTTAGGGGAATTATTAGATTATCCCGCATCATATACCTCTGGGGCGTGTAGTAAAAGTATTTTATTTCTTTGGTCAACAAATACCGATAACACTTTTAAAGGAGATAGTACAATCCATTCAACATGGACAAGTGGTGTTAATATGGTAAACGAAACATCATATGCACACCAATCAAAATGGGATTTGGCAAATGCAAGAGATGATTGTGGTACTTTACATCAAGAAACAGAATTTGCTTGGATATTTGGTGCTGGAGTTGCTGCAGTTGAGAAGTTCAATTTAACAAACGAAACAATGTATAGTGTTTATTACCAAGCGGGTGTCCCATACATTACAACAACATCATCAATCACGGGTAGTGGCCCTTCTGGTGCATCAGGATTTTCAGATGAGAATTATGGTTATGGATGGACACAACAAAGTGGTACAAAACTATTCTTCGCAAATGATACATTCACAAATAATCAGCAGTGGGGTGCGAGTGGTCAACAAAAAGGTATTAGTTCAAAGGTGGGTAAAGGTTATGCGGGAAATGAAGGAACATATAATGGGGGTTATAATTTAAGAAGATGGAATGTTTTTACTGAAACTAATTTAGGTAATGTTTCAAAACCTCACGGTAACTGTGGTGAAGAAAACTTTACAATGGGACAAGATCATCAATATATGTTAGGTTGTTATGACGGTGCACAGGTAAATACTAGTTGGAAATTTGGTTACACTACGGATACTGGTACAGTAAACCCTAGTGGTTTGGCGCCAGGAGTAAATGGTGGAACATCATCAGGTCATTGCGGTTGGAGAACATAAAATTTATATTTATAAGATATGCTACACGAAAATATTGAAATTAGTGGGTCCCTAAAAGCACAAGGCGTGATAAAATCACCAATTGGAACACGGGCAAATAGACCGAGCAGTCCACAAACTGGTTCACTTTATCTAGAACAGGCAACTAGTGGTAGTTTTTTAATGGTTTATATTGGTGTAAGTAACAACGATAGTGGTTGGGTTAGAGTATCGTCTCAGGTAAATGCTAATGTTGGGTTTAAATTCAGACAAATTATTAACTATTCATACCTAGCCGGTGGATATAAAGATTCATCACCATGGAAGAATGTTCATAGAACAATAAATGCAACGGATCAAACAACACATTTAGGTGAGTTGTTGGACTATCCAGCATCATACACATCTGGAGCTTGTAGTAGGTATATCTTATTTATATGGTCAGTCAATACGGATAATGTGTGGAAATCTGCATCAGATATACACGGAACAACAACCGCGGCGGTTAATATGACCAATGAAACAAAGTACGCACATAATGTAAAGTTTAATATAACAAACATAAGGTCAGATTGTGGTACCATGCATAAAGAAACCGCCACCGCCTACATTTTTAGTGGAGGTAATGCAACCGTTGAAAAATTCGATTTGAATACAGAAACAATTGCCACCGGTTTTAATTTAACAACAATAACCGGTAACGATGGTGGTAGTGCATTCTCCGATGAAAATTTTGGATATGGATGGACAAGTAGTGAAGGTGTTAAAATGAGTTTTGCAACAGAAACATTCAGCTCAAGTGGAATGTGGGGAAACCACTCACAACAAAAAGGAATTAGTTCAAAAGTTGGTAAGGGTTACGCGGGTGCCGATGGTTCTTATAATGGTGGATATGCTTTAAGAAGATGGAGCAACGCTAACGATACTAATATTGGTAACGTTGCTAAACCACATGGCAACTGTGGAGAAGAAAATTTTACAATGGGTCAAGATCATCAATATATGTTGGGTAACTATGACGGGCTTCAAAATAATACAAGCTGGAAATTCTTCTATGCAACAGATACGGGAACAACCAGTGTAAGTGGATTAAACCCCGCAGTTAATGCTGGAACATCATCCGGACATTGTGGATGGAGAGGGTAAAAATAATTAAATTATGATATACGAGAATTTAGAAATTAGTGGAAGTTTAACGTCAGATCGGGTGGTTAATAGACCACCTAGAGGTGTTAGAGCAAATAGACCTGGTTCACCATTATCTGGTTCTTTATATTTGGAAGAATCTACTAGTGGTAGTTTTTTAATGTTATATACCGGCGTATCAAATATCGATAATGGATGGGAAAGGATTGCAGCACAAGAAACCATTCCAATAGCATTTAAATATAGACAAGTTTTATCATATTCGTACTTGGCCGGTGGTTATAAAGATTCATCACCATGGAGAAATGTACATAAAACAACAAACTCAACAAATCAAACAACACATATTGGTGAATTATTGGATTATCCAATTTCTTACACATCGGGTGCTTGTAATAAAACAATATTATTTCTATGGTCGGTTAACGATGACAATGCATGGAAAGCACCCAGTACCGTTCATGGAACTAGAACTGCGGCAATTAATATGTTTAACGATACTAATTACGCGCACCAAACTAAATTTAATACAGGTATCGCGAGAAGTGACGTGGCCACAATGCAAAAAGAAACTGAATTTGCTTATTTAATTTCTGGTGGATCAACCACTATTGAAAAGTTTAATCTCACAAATGAAAGTTATGTAAGTGGATTTGGTGTGTCATCAATTAGTGGGGATGATGGTGCTGGTGCATTTTTTGATGAAAGTTTTGGTTACGCTTGGACGACCTCGGCTGGAATAAAATTTAACTTCTCGAATGAGACGTCGAGCTCTTCAACTCAATGGGGAGCACATGCCCAGCAAAAGGGGATTAGCTCTAAGGTTGGAAAGGGATATGCAGGAAATGAAGGTTCATATAATGGAGGATATAATCTAAGAAGATGGAGTAATTCAACTGACACAAATCTTGGAAACGTTGCGAAACCACACCCTAACTGTGGAGAAGAAAACTTTGCATTAGGTCAAGATTGGCAATATATGTTAGGTAATTATGATGGTACTGGACAAAATAACACTAGTTGGTATCTAAACTATGCTACAGATACTGGTTCTAATGCTATTGTTGGGTTAGCTCCACGGGTTAATGCTGGAACCTCATCAGGACATTGTGGTTGGAGATAACATTTGACTTTATGAATATTTTTCGCTATATTAGATAAAAAGAATTAATTATGGAACAAGGTTACAAATATGACAGATCTAATTTTATCAATAACCCATTTGATGAAAAAATAATGCAGATTTCTGAAAGTATGTCTTTTGCATTACCAAAGTATAAAGCATATAACTTTGTGGGTGGAGCACAAATAACACCTTACGCGAGATTAAAACAATGGTTATTAGAATTAAGAGGTAGAGAAGATGCGGTAGAGCATTTGGAATATACAGTTAGAAAGATGGAACTTGAAATTCAAATGGATGAGGAAAGCAAAGAATTTATAACTGATCCTAAAAGAAAGGAAATGGTTAATATAACCATCGCTGATAAAATGATTGATTTAAGAAAGTTTAATAGAAATCTTAAAGACGCATATAGAGAAAGACAAGGGTTTATTGATTTGATAAAAGAATTTTTAGAATCAGACCAGGCTATTTTACCTAACGGCACAAAACTAATCGATGTTTTTGGTAATCCTGAATTAGAAGAAAAATATGAACATGAATATTGGACCGTTCGTATGGCAAAACAAGCGATGCTTGATATGATTTCATATGGTAGAATTGGTACAGGTAATTTAGATTCAATTCTTATGATGGACCCGGAACAACAAAAACAAGTACTAGCATTAGCATCAGCATATACTATCTCAACCGATAAAAATATAAATCAATTAATGACAGAAGCAACAACAAACAATTTTACAATTGAAGAGTCATTAAAAAATCAGTTAAGATTAAGCGAACCAAATAAAACAGAAACAGAAAAATTATTATAATGACACACATACTCTTTAAAGTACAAGGTAACATTCCTGGATACATACAGGTGATAGGTATGTATCTAAACTATAACTACGCAAGAATCGCCGACGAATATAATGACATGAGAGTCGAGTTAAATAAACTCGATGCTGTAGTTATTCCGGAAGAAGTTGCTAAGGGGTTTGTTTTTGCTGACATATACAAAGATTATATTAGTGTGAGAACCAACTCACATATTATGGATGAGATTCCTCAGCTAGCGGAATCTAGCGAAACCGAGTCTGAAAAAATTAAATATTTTTTAACTGATGAGGATAAATTATCTGGTGTTTTGTTTAACAAGGCCGTAATGAAAAAAACAGTTGCTGATAGATTTTCTGAAAGACATAAAGACTTAATGGTTGACGCTTCTATTCTAGAGAAAGCAACATGGGAAGAACAAAAGAGAGAAGCTTTTGGTTGGATGGCCGACAACGATTATCAAACACCAATTATTGATGTATTATCAACTGGTAGGAATATTGATAAAACATTATTTGTACAAAAGATTATTAATAATGTAACAGCATATAATGTTAAACTGGCTAATTTATTGTTAGAACAACAATTGTTAGAAGAAAAAATTAAAGCATGCGAAAACATTGCTGACTGTCACAGACTTAAGCACGAAAAATTTGGTGTTGCATTGAGCAAACAACAAAGGGAAGATGAAAACATTCC